TTTTATTAGTTTCTGAATTTAAATCATTAGTTGCTGAATTTAAATCATTAGTTGCTGAATTTAAATCATTAGTTGCTGAATTTAAATCATTAGTTGCTGAATTTAAATCATTAGTTGCTGAATTTAAATCATTAGTTGCTGAATTTAAATCATTAGTTGCTGAATTAGAATTATCAAAATCATTAGAAATATTAAAAAACTTATTTATTATATGTTTTTTCATCTGATCAATATAACTATGAAAAAACATATTAATTTAATATCAATTTTTTACATAAACATTCAAAGATTTTTATATAAAAAACTAAATGTTTATATACTAATAATAAATTTATATCTAAGATTTTATTATTAGTTATTAGTATGGAAAATTTCACTGACTCAAAAATTTATAGTAATATTTTAAGAATTATTATGATTATATTGTGTATATTCTATTTTGGATTATTAACAAAATTATCTTTTGGATTAGATAATTCTGAAAATTCAGATAATTCTGAAAATTCAGATAATTCTGATCCTAAAGTTTCTCAATATTTATTATTTAGAATACCAACTAATATTGAAGATATTGCTGGTAAAATTAATATTGATGATGTAGAGCAAACTAATATGATTAAAGTATTTATGATATATATTATTATTGGATTAATTTTATTTTTAATCATTAGTAATTTTGTGAAAAAAATATCTAATCCCAAACTTATTGCAAAATCATTTAGTATTAGATCATTATATGAATCTTTTATAGTGGCTTTTGTATTTAGTTTAACTGTTTTAATAACAACATCAATTAAAAATCAACCAAATTATTTTTATTCATTAGTAGCATTTATATTGGTTTTTTGCAAATCACAAATAATTAGAGATGTTAAAATATTGCAAAAGCCAAATCTTAATTATATTTTAACTATGATCTTATTTGCAATACCAATTATTGGCTTAATCGTTGAAAAAATATATTATAGAAATTCTTCTGGATCAATTATCGAATCATTTAGTTCTGACCTTATTAAAAATTCATTTATTGCAATGACTAATACTATTTTAATACATCTCATCCTAAATATAACAAATAGAAAAAATGAGAATAAAACACAAACTAATATAATGGAATCAATATTAATGATATTTTTTCAAGTTAATTTATATAATTATGCATTTAACTTAAGTACATCTGAAAATGGTAGTTTTTTTTAAAAATGTAATTTAGTTTGTATAAAAACAAATAACCAAATAGGAAGTATATCTAAAAATATCTAAAAATACTAATATATAAATAATAATATATGTTAAGTAAATATTCAAATTTTGAATTGTATAAGTCTAAATATTTGAAATATAAAGTTAAATATTTAGAGTTAAAAAAGATAATAGGAGGTATGATGAATATTAAAGTTAGATTAGATAATGGTGAATGGATAGACGCTAGACCTTATCAAATAGATGCATTTAGACAATCCATTTCGTGGTGAAAGAGAAGAATTCATATATGATAATGATTTACAAGGTTTTGATAAAATTAAATTTACTATTAGACGTATTGGTGATAAATATCATGGAGGCATTTTTATGATAAGAGAAAATGGATCTATTATACCTATTGCTGATTGGAATGATGTTAAAGTTTTTCTACTTGATCAACCAAATGTTAATTGGTATGATGCACGCAAATAATTTCTTTATAATTATAGCCTTGGTGAATATGATCTATTTTACCGTAATTATCAAACATGGGCATATTTTGATTTTATATATAGTGGTGAACCTATTCGTAAATATCAAAAAGGTTATGCTTCTAATCCAGTTGGATATACAGAAATTCCATTAGATGGATTTGATGTGCTACCAATAATACCACCTATTGATTTTGAAATTGCACGTAATGATAATGGTACCATATTTTATAAAAAGAATGATATGGGAAGAACCAGAGTAAGAATTAGTGATAATCAACAAGCAAGAAATGGATATTTAGGATTTTATCGCAGAATGACAGATATGGCTGATTTTGTTGGTCAAGTTGCTAAACCAGTTGATCAACCACTTACTCAGATTGTCCAGCCTAATTCGAATGGTTATTTACCACTTCCTCCGAATATAGTAATTCGTCAAACATTGGATGATAATAAAATGTGTATCACATGCAATGATATTGAACAAAATATACCAGGGCATCTCGATAATTAAAATTACATAAACCGCGCGAATGTCCTATTTGTAGAGGATATATTGAAAGTATAATAAAATTTTAGCTTAGTTTAGTTTAGTTTAGTTTAAGGCATTTAATTAATTGATATCAATTAATTAAATTTATTTTTTGTCAAATAATTGAATATATAATTATGAATTTAGATTCCATTAATAATAAATTAACCAAGGAAATTAACAAAACAAAACCACAATTAATTTATAATATTGTTATGATTATTTTGTATTCGGTTTTTATAATTTTTTTAACTAAATATTCATTTACTTCTGATAATAAATCATTATCAGTTTTAGGTATTTTCAAAGAGAATATTGAAAAATTAGCAGGAAATATCACAACAAATAATAAAACAGAGGTAAATATTATTAAAGTTTGGACTATTTATGTTATTCTTGCTTTGATTTTGTATTTGACAATCTTAAATACATATAGAAAAATATCTCATCCTGGCGGTATTGTTAAATCATATAAAGAAAATTCTGTTTATGAATCATTTACAGTGGCTTTCGTTTTTAGTTCATCAGTATTATTAACAACTGCTATACTAAAAAAACCAAATTATTTTGGAGCATTAATTGCATTTTTATTAATTTTTTGTAAATCACAACTACTTATGGATTCAGGTAAAGTTAAATTTAATGTTTTTGATAATATTATAATTTATGCTTTATCTATAGTGCCATTAATAGGATATATTGCAAAAAAAATATATTATTGGAAATCTGATAGTCCGTTATTTGGTTCATTTGGTGATAATATTATGCAAAATACCTTTATTGCAGTTATTAATACTATTCAAACAAATATTGTACTAAGTATACTTCTAAAAAAATATGATAGTTCACCTATGACTATTTATGCAATGTTCATTAAATTTAATTTATATGGATATATTTTTAGTCTAATGACTTCAGAAACTGGTAGTATTTTATAAAGAAAAATATTCAATCGATACCTTAGGTTGAGTCAATCCATTTAATAATATAAACTTAATATTTAGTTTATATTTTTTACCTAATTCAAATACTATTTCATTAGAACCAGTCTCAAACGGATTTAATCTATTTATCATAGTATATATTTTATCACAATTATTCATAATTTTAATTTCTATCAAGGGATTCATAATTGTATCTGATATTCTAATTGAATCATTTATTACCCATTTAATATATAGTCTCTTTGTAATTGGATTATATTTAATTCCTATCAATTTACCCACGTGATAATTATTCGTTTTTGATGAATCTATCAAAGATAATACCTTATTTAAATTTCCCATCATTTTCATCTCTTTTAATGATCTGTTAATTATGTTTATTACCTTTTCCGATAATTTTATATTTATCAAATCTATACCAAACATCTTTTTATATAATCTTAAATGGATATATTGATCTACAAAACGTCTAATTGGGGATGTATAATGAGTATAACTTTGTAAATTCATAACCTTATGGATATTATTATTAGGGTTATTCATAGAATAGCTTGAAATATGAATAGACTCTTCAGTGAATTTTTTTTCTGATATTGATTCTGACGTAGTTCTATAAATTGCCAAAGGATCAGTTGATAAATAATTTCCAACATATTGATTTGCATATGACATTAAAATAGTGATTAAATAATGTGAATTTGTTAAATGATTCTCATATGTTGCATAAATAGTTGGAAAATTAGTTCTTCCATAAAATTCACAAAATTCAGCAATTATAGCTAAATATTTAGCATATGGTTCAGCATATGGTTCAGCATATGCTGAACCATATGATTGCAAAATATGTTCAGCTTCATCATATGTAAATGATTTTTTATTCTCAATTATTTCTGGTCTAAATTCGACATTAATTATCTGATTTTGATCATTAATATGAATATAAATTGACCATACATATCTTTTTTTTAGTGGATTGAGTGTGAGAAAGTTTTCTACAAATATATCTGGAATAATTCCATATGGTTTTATGCCATGAGGATATACTGTTGCATATATATCTGATTCAAACATTGCTTTATGAGTATTTTTTAGTAAATCTGGATATTCTTGTTCAAATATCTTTAAGACATATAATACATCCGTTATGTGAATTCCTATTATTTTTGTTGATTTTAATTCTGAATTAATTTCTGATAATGATATTACATCATCTATATCAATACATCCGGGTGGATCAATATTACAAATCAACTTAAAATCATATTTTGGTTTCTTATGATAAGTTAAATTATTAAGACTCGATTCATATAGTTCGGATAATTTCACCATATCATATTGATTGTGTTTTCTTTTGATTTGATAATATCCATTATAGAATAATAATGATCTTGTATATGCTTTAATTATATCTCCAATATCAATTCTAGGATCCAATTGGCAAAAATACTCTATATTTCTGCCAATTGGATGCTCTGTTTGCCAAGAGATATATTCAATACTTATTATTTTATTAAAATTTGATTTAACAGATGAATCTGTTACTAGAAATTTAGGAAAGTTTTTATTAAATGGTGTAAATATTTTATATGGTTTTTTTTTATCATTATAACCATATATCATTTTTGTGTCTAATTCAAACACACCACTTAACATTAAATTACCTCGTTTAGAACTAATAATTTTAATATCAATAATTTCTGAATTATTATAAGTTATCTCAATTTGATCTTGGTGCATTACTTTGTATTTATTATCTGGACTAAATAATGTCCAATTATTAAAATCCACTATATGGATTTCTTTCTTTATGGTATCTATATCTAATAATGATTCCATTTTAATTATATTCGTTGTTTCCATTTGAATTATCTAATTTAATTTAAATCATTAGATTTCATATATATATTGTAATTTTATTCAAATTTTTAAATTTAATATAAGATAATAATTTATAATAATTTATAATGATTTCTGATGATTGTTGTATTTGTTTTGAACCTATAATAGAACGACCAGTATATTTAAATTGTAATAAAATTAATGACCATTTTATGTGCAAAAAATGTTATCTTAATTGTATTAAATATAGTATTAATTGTCCAATTTGTAGACTACCAATTAAAAATCTAATTATGTATGATCTATTTATAAGTATATTTAATTATAATAAACTAAATAAATTTCTTTTTTTTATGTTAGATGTTGTTGGTTATTCTGTTGGATTATTTATTACGGGTGTATTTATTAAACATATTTGCTGGAGTTTATTTAGATAAATTATTTCAAATATTTAATAAAAATTTGAAATAATTTTTATGTCGGAAATCCATTAAATATCGGATAATATAAACCATGTTCAAGTGCAATAGGGCATACTACAAGAGAGACAACACATGCGCTAACACTCTGTGCTACAAGCCGCGATCTGGGCCCAATCAGATGTGCGACGAATGTCAAGGCGGCAACGAGGGCGGCAAGGGCGGCGGCAAGGGCGGCGGCAAGGGCGGCGGCAAGGGCGGCGG